AGTACTCGGAGATGGCAGATAAGATCGAGTTTATGTCCGAAGGCAATCCAAATACTCTACAAGGATTGGCATTGATTATGGCTCAGTCAGTCTTTAACGAAGGAATGTCACTCTTTTCATCATTCGTAATGCTTCTCAACTTCCAGCGGTTTGGTAAGATGAAGGGTATGGGTACAATCGTAGAATGGTCAATCCGCGATGAGTCAATGCATGTACAAGGTATTGCTAAACTCTTCCGTGAATTTTGCGATGAGCATCCACGCATTGTTAACGACGAGCTCAAGTCTAAGCTCTACGAGATGGCTAAAAACGCGGTGAAACTTGAAGATGCATTTATTAAGCTAGCCTTTAACGGCAGCGAAGAAATGCAGGGTTTAGCAAAGCAAGAAGTTCGTGACTATATTCGGCATATCGCTGACCGTAGATTACTACAACTTGGAATGAAGCCTATTTTTAAGCAAAAAGATAATCCTTTGCCTTGGCTAGATTGGGTACTGAATGGCGCATCACATGACAACTTCTTCGAGAAGCGAGTAACAGAATATTCAGTTAATGGCATGGAAGGTGACTGGGGCTGGGAAAAAGTTGCATGATAGAATTTAGAATCGAATGTGAAGAGTGCGAAGAAGTAACTCACATTATTGCAAATGATTCTCCAGAATTTTGTCCGATGTGTGGAAGACGAGCTATAGCCGAAGCTAATCACGAAGAAATACGTTTTATAGAAGAGGATGAATAGCATGGAGTTTATTACTAAATTTTTTGTTAAGCTTTTTCGTATTAAACATAAAAAGGTTCCAGGGTATTTGGGAAGAAACGCTTCGAAGAAGGTTTAACATATATAATATATAATACATGTGGGATTATAAAGACAAAGAATATGATGAAACACCCGAAGAATATCAGGGATTTGTTTATGAAATTACTGAACTGGACACTAGTAAAAAATATATTGGTAAAAAGAACTTCTGGAAACCTAAAACATTGCCGAAGAACTCTAAGAGGACTCGACGAGTACGGACTCGTGCTGAGTCCGACTGGCGCACTTACTTTGGTAGTAGTGAAGAAGTTAAATTACTCATCGAAGAAAAAGGTAAAGAGAACTATAAAAGAGAGATTCTTCGCCTTTGTACAACAAAGGGTGAGATGTCATATTATGAAGCAAAACTCCAATTTGAAAGGGACGTATTACTCAGCGATGAGTACTACAATTCGTTTATCGGATGCAAGATACACAAGAGACATTTACCCAAAAACTTATCAGATACTACGGCGATCGACTAGTTGATCCAGACATGTATCCGCATACTTTTAACTATCAAGTAAAGGTATACGCTTATATAAATAAAAATAGAGGTGAAGATGAAATACGTATATGAAGTCATTGAAGAAGCACAAAAAGCAAAAACAAAGTCTGAAAAGGTCGGAATACTCAAAAAGAATGACACGTGGGCTCTTAAAGATATTTTGAGAGGCACATATGACTCTACAGTTTCATGGTTACTCCCAAAAGGTGAGCCGCCATATACAGCAAATGATGGCTACAACGCACCATCAAATCTTCTTAAAAGAAATAAAGATTTCCAATATTTTGTTAAAGGCGGACCGGGATCTAAGATGCCGGCGTTTAAACGCGAAAAGATTTTTATCGGTTTGATTGAGTCGATTGATCCAAGTGATGCACGACTCGTTATATCTATGATTAATAAGGAAAAGCCAAAAGGTATTACGCGCCCTGTAATAGAGGAGGCCTTTCCCGGATTGTTAAAAGATTAACCATTAACCGGAGTATCCAATATGACAATTACTCAGCTCGAAAGACTCAAGAAAGATTCACACGAACTTCAAGAATATGCTGAAAAGCTAAAGAAGAAAGGATTATTCAGTAGAATGAAAAAAATCTTAGAAAAACGATCTTTCTTAATTAGGCGAATCGCTGAAGTAACATAAGCATATAAGTTAAAGAAGAGGGGTTCCAGTTTTATAAGCTGGAGCCTCTTTTCATTTTAGGGGTTTACATTTCTCTACTTTTATGGTATAATAATAGAGTATTATGTTGGAGAGCGGAGGTATATCTCTCATGAATATTTTTATACTCGATGAAGATCCTGTAATTGCTGCTCAAATGCAGTGTGATAAACATATCCCTAAAATGGTAGTAGAATCCGGTCAAATGCTATCGACTGCTCATCGAGTACTTGATGGCCTGTTAACTAAGCGACCATCTAAGTCTGGTAAGACTATGGTAAAATATTGGGATCTGTATGAAGGTGCCGATGATCTCGAAGCTGAATTGTTATACTATAAAGCAGTTCATGTTGGTCATCCTTGTACTCAATGGACAATGGAAAGTGATATGAACTATCGTTGGCATTACGATCATTTCATTGCTCTGTGTCAAGAATATACATATAGATATGATAAGATTCATAAGACTGCGCGAGATCTAGGAGGTCCATTATATTCTGCTCCGCGCAATATACCGAAAGGACCACTAACACCCTTTAGGTTAGCAATGGGTTCTAATCCAGAATGTTTCTTTTACAATGAACCCGTTAAATCTTATCGAGCTTTTTATAAAACAAAGCAAGCTCGATTTAAAATGGTCTGGACAAAACGTAAAATGCCGGAATGGTTTATGGAGAAATGTGATGGATAAATTAGATCAAATAGATATTATTGAAAATGAAATTGCATATGCTAAATCGTGTTTGCAACCACAGGATACTGGGCATATTAGCACTGCCATTAGTTGGATGACAAAACGTGTTAATACTATAAAGGAAGAAATTCGACAAGATGCCAATCTACACCTTAAAAGATACTAAAACTCAAGAAGAATGGAATGTAAATTGTTCACGTGATGAATTACAAACTATTCTAAATGAAATGGTCGACGTTATTCATGTCATGAAATTTCCTGCGATGATAACTCAGCACGGTAGTACACTTGGAAAAACCAGCGGAGATTGGAGAGACTTCATGAAAAAAATCGACAAACAATCTGGAAGAAACAGTAAAGTAAAAACATGAGTAGCGCAAGAATCAAATACGAAGACTTACTCGAATTCGATCCTATTACTGCGAATCAGCAAAAAGCATATAGTTTATGGGATGAAGGTGAAAATCTAGTTCTTGCTGGATCTGCTGGTACTGGTAAAACTTTTATTGCAATGTACTTAGCACTCGAAGCATGTCTCGAAAAAAGTTCATCTTATGACAAAGTTATTATTATGAGATCGATTGTTCCAGTCAGAGAGGTTGGATTTTTACCCGGAAAGCTAGAAGAAAAAATAGAAGTCTATGAATCACCGTATAAAATGATTTGTCAAGAGTTAGTAGCAGATAAAACTGCCTATAACAAGCTTGTTTCTTCTAATATCATTAAATTCGAAACAACGTCTTTTATCCGTGGTAGAACATTTGATCGCGCAATTATAATTGTCGATGAGATGCAAAATCTTAATTTCCATGAACTAGATTCTGTCATGACTCGTGCTGGTGAAAATACTCGATTAATTCTTTGTGGTGATTATCTACAATCTGATTTTAACAATGACGGTGAAAGAAACGGTTTAGCAAAATTCTTAAATATCATTGAAAGAATGAAAGATTTCTCTATTATTCAATTCGGATGGGATGATATCGTAAGGTCTGGTATAGTAAGAGACTATATAATGACAAAAGAATTAATGGGACTCAGATAAAAATGAATTATTTTGTTTACTTTTGCTGCAAAATGGTTTATAATAATACTATTATTAAATAAAACAACGATTGGAAATGATGATGGAGTTTATCCATGAAAAAATTGATATGGGATATGAAAGCTTGGATCGAACAGATAGTCCTGACGGAAGGAGATATCTTACCCTGGATGGTAATGCCTATCCTAGTGTTACTACTGTTCTTAGTATCTTAAGTGAAGAATCAATTGCAAAATGGCGTAAACGAGTAGGTGAAGAAGAAGCTAATCGTATCGGCGGCCGCGCTGCTGCTCGTGGTACTGCTGTTCATAGCCTTATCGAAAAATATTTAAGAAATGAACCCGACTGTCGTAAAGAATTTCTTCCACATGTTGTTCAATCTCTCGAGAATCTTCGTCCTTTGCTCGATAAGCATGTCACTAAAATCTACGGACAAGAAGTTCCATTGTATTCTGATCATTTGCAGCTAGCCGGTACATGTGATTGTATTTGCGAATGGGATGGTGTACCTACAATCGTTGATTGGAAGACTTCTCGACGTCCTAAGAAAAAAGCCAATATTGGTAATTACTTTATGCAACTAGCAGCATATGCTGTCATGTGGGAAGAACGTACTGGTATGGCTATTCAACAAACACGAATTGTTATGGATGTAGATGACTTTCATCCTGTCATGTACAAGGAAACACGAGATGCTTGGATCGATAAAATGATCGAAACTCGCGATGAATATAATAGGCGTAAGATGTTTCACGGATAAAAAACGTAAGCCTTTATTTTAATTAAATAAAAAAGTGCACTTTTTAGTGTACATTTCCTCAAATATAGTGTATAATAGATCTATAAAATGGAAAGAGGAAATAAAATGTCAAAGCCAATCTCAAATTCAGCCTTCAAAAAAATGATTCTAGCTATGCCTGCTGATCAACAGCAAGAGACTATTTCTCGTCAACTTCGCATTCTTCCTCAAATGATTATGGATGAGACAGCAAAGCTTCCTCCATATTTTAATCCATCTGTTGTAAAAGAGCTCGAAGGTAAGCTGAAGACAGTTCAATCACTTTGGACAGATATCTTAATTGCGAGGCATGCAGCATAATGGCAAGACGTCGGTTCTACAATGATGAACATTTGAAACAAATGGAACAGCTTGACGATCTGATTATGTTTATTGATCAATGTCGCACAGAAATTGATTTATGCGTAGAGCCGGCTCTTAATAGTTCTCATACTCCAAAAGGCGCTAAGCGATGGGTTG